AAAGATTTTAAGAAAGATGCTGTTACTCCTAAACCAGAAGTATTAATTCAAGTTCAGGAAATAATAGATTCTTATCTTAAAGATGAGACTTCACATTCAATAGTTGGAGCTCAACTTAAAGATGAACCTAGAAGTTGGGATAAAGTTATTAAAGGAAATACTCGTATGTTCGCTATGTCTTCTTATGATATGACTCTTGTAAATAGAATGTATTTATTACCTTTTTATAGTATGATGTGTGAACATCGTGATATTTTTAGTACTAAAATTGGCATTAATATGCATTCTGATGAAGTCGACAAAATGTATAATACTCTAAAGAATTTTTCATCCAATATCATGGAGGGAGATTATGGCGGGTATGATACCAGTATGCCAATAGGTATAGGTTTTATGTCTAACTCTGTTGTTTATACTGTTTTGAAAAAACTAGGTTACAATGATCATTCATTACAAATTGTTAAAGGAATTTTAACTGAAAATTTATTTCCTACAGTTGTGTTAAATGGTACAGTGTTCACTCCACCTGGTTTTCAACCATCAGGTAAGTATGCCACTGCTGAAGACAATTCTCTGAGAGGTGTCATTTTATTGAGATATGCTTTTACAGTGATGTGCACACCTCTTGGCTATGAAAATGCACTTAATTTGACTACTAAATTTAATGTACGTGATTTTGATGACCTTCTTTTACCAATAACTTATGGAGATGACATGTTGTGTGGAGTTAAAGATGAGTTAGCACCTTATTTTAATAATATTACATATGAGAAGTTTGTTAGAGAAGTTTACTACATGACATTTACGACGTCAGATAAAAAAGAACAAACCGAAAAGTTTGTCAAAATTGAAGATATTTCTTTTTTGAAACGTACTTTCAGATATCATTCTTTAATGAAACGAATCGTTGCACCATTAGATAAAGATTCTATTATGAAAAGCTTGTGTTACTACTTACCATCTAAAGAAATTTCATCTGAAGATCAAATAGTACAAACATGTATGAGTGCTCTTAATGAATTATTTTTCCATTGTGACGAAAAAAGTACTTATGATACTTATAGGTGTAAAATCATAAATAAATTAACTGACTTGACTAGGTTCAGTATATCTGATTTGGAGCCCTTGTTTAAAACTTGGGATATCTTATTGGATAAATATAGTCAAAATTAGTTTTACTATCTTTTACTTATAAAAGATAACACTCAGTGCCAAATATACTGAATATTTAATCACTTTATCAAACCATAAGATGAATATTTACAGGAAACACTGTTATAAGAGGAGGCTTATTTAAGCTTATTATGACACAATTAGTGCCTTGTTATGGCGTACCCATTTCAAAAGACAAAT